TCTTTCTGCGTATCGGTTAATTCAGTCATGCTGCGTCCTTTTTATTCTTTTGGAAATTAGCATTTTCCTCTTTCTCAGAATCTTTTTCAATCCTGGTTAATTCGAGGGCGGTTCGTCTAATTGAATCATCTTCTTTCTGCTTTCTATCCTTAGTTTTATCAGATTGACCCATAAGAGCTTCTAATTCAGCTAATTGCTGTTTAAGAGACTGAATAGTAGCATCAGACATTTGTTTTTGGTGAGTAAGCAAATTTTTCGTTTGATCTATTTGAGCCTTAAGCTGAACATTATCAGCCTGGGCTTTCGCTTTAACAATTTCTGCTTCAGCAACCTTAAGATTAGCAGTAGCTATAGACATTCGTTCTGCATCATTCTTCTCTTGCTCTTCTTTTTGTTGTTGCTGTTGAGCTTGTTTTGCTTGTTGGCCTTCTGGAGAATCAGGGTCTACGAAATAACGAACTGCTCCATTAAGCCCAGAGAATTTACAGAAATCATCCATTGTATCAAACGCTCTTTTGTCGCTAACGAGAATGCTGCCAGCAACTCCCAATTCTTTTTGTAGAGTTAAAACCTGCGTCAAAGCCATAACTTGAAGTTGATGGTTACCTGTACCAGTACCTACGCGAACTGTACAATTAGTACGATCTGGCCATTCAGAAGGTGTAATTTGATACCATTGTCCTCTGAATCGAAAATCAATAACCGCATCCATATGCTTCATAGATAAGTCGCGAATTTTAGTACACAGCGGCTTAATACCAGTTTCAGCGATTACTCGAATAATAAGACCAACCAGCTCCTCCTTCGCGTTCATCAAGCGCTCAACACCTTGGCTACCCACACGATCGCCAATGTTTTGAGGAGTTGCTTGGCCATCAGGGTCAACACCAGTTCGACCGGCTCTGACCTGATCTAAGTAGGTCATCATGTTATAAGCATCTTGACCTAATTGGGGGGTTATCAAGGGAGTTATCGCGTCCAAACGTTTGGCGCGTATAATGCCTCCAGGACGAGAAACCAACAAATCGTCCATATTGACTTGTCCCTCGATAACCACGTTCCGCTGGTTATTCTGGAGATACATATTATCAAACATATTCCTCCAGAGAGCTGTCTTCTGATCCTGAATCTGCTTAAGACGATCAGTAATAGACATACCTTGAAATTTATGAGACATTAAGAATGCAGTAGTAGATATCCAAGGCATCGAATCAATTTCTTCTTTATTAAGCATATGAGTAGGAGCATCACCACCGGCGACAGTTACTTTCATCAGCTTAGAAACGCCGACTTCATCTATATCCATTTGAAGATAACATTCTGATATCTCCAGGAGTCTCTGAGACCTATCGCCAGAGTCTACTCTATCGTAAAAGACAGACTCGTTCATCATAGAGAAACGGTATTCTCTATCATAGAAATTAGAACCTTCAGGCAAGTCTTCAGCTTCTTTTTTGCTGAGACCGTATTCTTCGATGACATCAGAAGAAGGCTTCAGAATGACGTGAGCGGTAAATCTAGCGTCATCTAGGTTAATTGAATTATGTTGAGCATTAAGACGAAATTCTTCAGGAGGAACCGGATCAACGTATATTTGACCACGAGACCTGGTAATTGCTAGCTTAACGTCATAAAGGATAACAGGTCTTTCTAGTTCAATAAGCAATTCTTGAGGAATAGGTTGCTGCTGCTGTTGTAATTGTTGTAACTGTCCTTGAATAGCCTCTTGCTTTTGTCTAGTCTGAAGTTCGTCGATATATTCAGACTGCTCTAGCATTTCAACGCCTTCTGCAGATAAGAGAGCGTTTAATTGATCCTCGTTGATGCCGGTATAATCCGATGTTTTGGTTTCATCATGTTTAGCGTAATATACTTTGAGTATACCATTCCTTTGCATTAGAGCATCTTTAACGAATTGGTGAAGAACGATAAAGCCGTCATTTTGCTTCATAAGCACTTCATAGACGTACTCTGATTCCAGCTCTGCTTGTTGCTCGTCGCCCTGGTGTACCGGATCAAAGATAACAATTTCATTATTCTGGGTAAAGGATTTCATGATCTGAGGAAGTATCCACTCAATAGCGTCTGCTACGTCAGTAGAATTAATCTGGCTTCTGCCCTCTACCTCAGTGCCGTTAGGTAAACCAAGATAGTATTTGAGAGCTTCCTCAAGACTAACGTTGCCTACACCGTTGTAAGTAGAACTATCAGCTAAGGATAGCTCAGAGCTCACTATTGCTAAAATGTCATCATCGCTTAACATTATTTGTCCTGCGGTTTTAAAATCATTTCATTAAAAGGCGTATCATATCTTTTGTAAAATGGATCTTGATCCATTTGTAATTGAGACATATGAGATCGTTTCTGAACTAATCTGGCTTGAGATTCATCAGCAAGAGCCAAATAGTTATCTTCCATTTCATCAAAAAATGCTTTATTCTTATCTCGACCCAAAGGCTGACGAAGTCTATATAATTCAGCTTGCATCCGATCTAACGCCAAACCTTCGCCGTAATCATGCTGACCACTTTCATTATATTTCTTGGCTCGTTTTATGAATTCAGCTCTAAGCTTATTATGAAGAAAAGCCCTAACACCGGAAATACTGCCTCCGGATGACCAGTCTTCTGCATTTGCTATAGCATGCTGAAGTTCATGTTGCATGGTGCTAAATTCTTCACCACGTTTCGATGGACCCATAGGTCTAATTGTTATGGTTTCTGCATCAGCATCAAAAGAGCCTCTTGAACGATATCCAGGTAGAGTGTTAATTTTAAGATCAGACGCCATACCTGGATAGTGCTCAGAAATCGGAGTATTGTGCACCATATCTTTCAATCTTACTGTCTTGTGTTCTTCCATTCGCATCAAACGAGCAAGCCTACCTTGTTGCTTACTAGTCGGATTAGGTAAACTTGCTATGCCTCTAGCTTCCAGGGCGATATCTTCAGCATCGTCCATTCTTTCAGCGCCATGAGATACTTCAAATCTAGGTCTCTTATCAGGGTGATCAAGCCACCATTTGGTCTTCTCGAAAATTTCATCCGCACTAGCGCCAGCACCTTTCATTAATGAGGCTTTAGTATAAGCACCGATATCAGCTAAATTAGAGTTAATTCCCATTATATAGCCTTGCTGAGAATGCATCATTCCTTTAGGCATGCCGAATAAATTGTCCTTAGCGATGCCTTTATAAATGCCTTTGGCTAGATTCTTTGGCGCATTGCCGAGTAATCCCGCTATTCCTAAAACATCACCAGCTCTAGTATCGAGCCTACCACCATGGCCTGACGCTTCAATAAAAGGTCTACCATGAGATAATTCTTCGATATATTCAGGAGACTCACCTAAAAGCAGATCACCTAACCCGATACCTAATTCAACACCAGGAATGCCAAAAGTCTTATTAAGACCACCTTTAGCAGCTTGAAGGAAATCCGCAATTCCTTTGCCATAAGGATTTTGCGGTATATTGTAAAAGCCTTCTTTCTGTCCAGCCATTAGATAATAGTCCGCTGTAATTCAGATTGATCGAGCTTCTGTTTGCCGTATCCACCGATAACTTTATCACCGCCTACGGCACCGAGAAATAGATATTGAAGGGCGTCACCTACATGAGAGTACCTGCCCTTATCAGGCTTATCCTGGAAACGCTCCTGGCCAGAGACTTGCATACGTTTATACTTATAACCACCAGATAGAGCCTTCCTGGTCATAGTCGCTCTTGGTCCGACCAGAAACGCTGGATGTCCGCTGAAGTCAAGTCGCTGCATGTAATCTGCAACGGCTTCTCGTCGAATCGTCCAATCATTTGTGTAAGTAGGCCAGGCTTCGATTTGCTGGTTCCATAGGATTTGAAACGGTGTAATTTCGTCTGTCTGAGCACGTTGCTCGCCTGCCGGGTCTGCGTAAATCTCCAATGTAGAGTCAGTATATTCGTTGCTGAGCTTTTCATGTAATAGTTTCCCGAAGTTAACTGCACCCATATCTTCTGTAACTAATTCGTCGATGATTTGAAACTGACCACTTGCGACGATTTGACCAATAACAGCTGCGGGTGTGAGTCCGAAGTCAATGCCCACGTAGATTGTTCCATCACTTGTGAGTGGTAATTCATCCGAGGTATGATGGATATCATCTTTATATTCTGGCCAGACTGGTTTGCCGTCTGCGATAAATCCATATTGCCCGTGTACGTAGACATTAATCCACTCCTGGTCTTTGCCCTGCATAATATTGTTATAATACCCAGGGATAAGGTTTCTGAGATTCTCTGCTTTATCAGATTTAGCAGAAGGCTGATGATAGATAGAAAATCCGCTTGGAAGTTTCTCTTCAAATAAGGTATAGTACCAGTGGTCGGAGTCTGGTGGATTAGTATCTAAGATAATACCGATCCAGGGAAGATAATCAGCAAGAGAAGGAGGAAGCTCAGCGAAAGATGATCCTTTGTCCATCAGAGCATATACTTCCTCTAAGACTTCTGGTGGGATATCATCGAAGTCGTTAAAAGCCGGATAACGACCAACCCTTCCTTGTAACATATCAAGAACTTGTTTCGGAATCTCTCGTGCCTCATTAATCCAACCACCAGTGAGCTCAAGCGAGAGCAGCTTCTTAATGTCATCAGGACGATCGAGTGCTCTAAATAATATTTCAAGGTGCAACTGTGTCCCATCATCTAACCTCTTGTTAAGTGTCCATTTCATATCCATAGCGCGATATAAACCAAATTCCCTAGGGAACCAATCGAACCAGGTTTGCATAGTGGTATCGATCAACTCGCGATAGGTGTTACGAATAATAGCCCATCGAGACTTGCGAATGCCGTTAACAAAATCCTTATTAAAAATGAGCTTCTGTTCGACAGACCGCTTCATAATCTCCGTACAACAGGCGACAGACTTCCCGCTTCCTATTGGCCCAATCAGAGTCCGGACGAAGTCATCACTCGCATGAAACTTTGCCGGAGTCGGACAGGGAATGTAGGTTACCGCATTCATTACGCACCCTTAAAAGAGTTCACTCCATTAACGCCGAAGGATGCGCCAACTATCGCTGACCACGCGGCGGTTATAGGTAGAAAGAGGTCTTGCATCATCGTCGCTGCCGTAACGGCGCCATCAGCATCGCCTATAGTGAACGCTACCATAAATGATAGAATAACCATAGCAAGTAGATAAAAAGCGTAAGCCAGGCAAGCGAACCGAGATAGATCACGCCGCATCTTTCCATTCGGGTCAAGGGTCTTGACCATAAGAGCTTGAGCTTCAGCCTT